GACGACATTGATCTGATCATTGATCAGATCTGGGCTTTGGCCCGGGCACTTTAGTGCTAGAGCCTTCCCTTTGGTGGCATTGCCACTGCGAGACCAAAAATCTTCAATTAGAGATGCGAAGGTGGGGAAACCAGTGGGGTGTTGAATATACGCCTCCAATTTTTGATCTTGAACCACACGCCACATCATAGCACGCTTAACCTCAAATGTATCTCTACCATAAAAGAAGTATTCGCGCAATGCAGTTTCCATCACGCACACTGCATGAGCTTGGGGTGAGATCACCCCATTATCCGCATAGCTAGTCAACATCTTATCAAAAGATGATGCTTCTAGTGGTGCAACTATGGCTCCAATATCAACATCATACCGAAACTTACGCTTCAAGAAAGATGCGTCATCAATGTGAATGAAGGGAACACTCACTGCTTCCTTTTCTGCCATCGTGTACACAACACCAATGGTTTTAAGAATAGCGCTAATACTAGTGTGATTGAAGCGTTTACACAGTGGTGACACACCCAAAACATTGTCATCTCCGTATGTTTTGAGTTCTACATATTGCTGGAATTGATCAAGGGGTATATCACTCTCTACGGCGGTGAAAGCATAACGCATATACAGGCTATTCACCAAACAATTAATAATCACAGTGAGTGGGTGTCCAGAAGGATTACCTTGAATTTCAATGAGTTCTCCCTTAATATCTACAACTGGGAAGGCTGTGTCGTGTGCAATACAGCGTAAGTACATCAGGTCTTCTTTCGACCATCCCGCGCGCTCACTAATAGTAATCAGAATATCAAAAGCTGCCAAAATAAATGGCGCAGCCATTTTCTTATCAAATTTGGCATAATCTCCTGCAATGATTCTATCTTTGCCATGCTTGCACAATTTCTCATACACTTCTTGCCACTCAGTGGATTGGGCCACCACACCTGGCATAGCCTCAAATATGTGTGGATTGTTCTGAATGAGTCTAATGTGTGGTAAGAAATACTGACGTACCACAACGGACCATGCAAACTCGGCACCAGTAAACAAACGTGTTTTGCTCACTTTAATCTTCTTGAGAGCAGTGGGTTCATCCTTTAAATGACCACAAAATTGTGGGTGGAATCTTTTACCTGCTTTATATGCAGTATGTATGGATTCAATACGATCCTGGATTTCGG